TTTTTTATTTTTCCTTTTCTTCTTTTTTCATTTTTTGCTTTTTTATTTTTCTTTTAATTGTATTTTATACACATATTATGGTTTTTAATCAAAATTTAATATTTCATAATCATCTGAAAAGTCATTCTCGTCAGAACTATTTTTGTTTCTGTTTTTTCTAATCATGCTTAATTTTTGTTTGGATTTTTGTATTAATTTTGTTTTTTCTAAAGTTTGAATAATTTTTTTCATTTCAACATTTAGGTCAAGCATCTGCTTCTTTAAAACACCTTTATCTATTTCTTTTTTCATTTTTAGAAAAAACTCCTTTGAAGATATGGGTATTCTTATATTTATTTCATCATTTTTCACAATGTAATCATATATATCATACTCATCATTAATGAGATTATTTAATGTTTCATCAGTTTTTTCAACAACAATATTCTCACACAATAGTATTTCTTTTCCTCTTATTTTAAACAACAAATTTGAATCAGGGAATTCATTTATATTTATAAATGTAAAACATAATAGTTTGAAAATGTAAAGTTTGCACAAATATTTGTCCTCCATTTTTGAGACATTATCATATACTCTACAAAATTTTTTTAGATTATTTATAAAATTTGGCATTGACATGTAGTTGTAATTCAAATCAATGTCATATTCTGCATATAATAATTTTAATGTTAATTTTTCTCTATCTCTTATTTGTTTTAATAAAAAATTAATTCCTTCTCTTCTCTCTCTATTTCTTTCGGGTATTGTTAAGAAATCTAGTTTAATGTTAAATGATTCTATGTTTATATCTCCTTTTGTGATATATCTTTTACCCTCGTTTTCATCATCATCTAAAAAATTCTTGAAAAAATTAGAAGAGATATCATCATCATCTATACCATAATGTTCGTCATCAATATCATCATCATATAAATCAATATTTGTTAATTTTTCAAAAGGAATGAGGTCCTTTATTGTTTTCTCTTCTATATCAAAATTTATTATTTTTTCATTTTTAGGTACTATTGTTTGAATCATTTCTTTTTGTTTTTTGGTTTTATTTTTCAAGGCTTTATTTTCTATGTATATTCCTTCAACCATTTTTAATGATTTTAAATAATCTTTGTCATGTTCTCTTGGTGCATTTAAAAAATTAACCAAATCACTTTTTGTTTTTATTATTGTTGTATAATCTATGTCATACATTTTGTGGTTTTTTAATTCATTTTCTAAATAATTCAATTTTTCAATTAATGTGAATGACAATGACAATTTTCTTTGTTTTGTGTAATTTTTGTTCATAAGATAATCAGATATCGTTGTATCATTTATTAAATCAGCAATAAACACACCTTCCAAATAATCATTTTTATTTGACATTGGCTCATAATGCATTTTTATATTCTGGTTGCATTTCCAAAAGGGTAATGTGTATAATTTTGCACTACCGAGGTTTACACTCATATCTTCTTCATCTATTCTTGTAGTTATATTTATTGATGATTGTTTCACCTCACTTGCTTTTAAAATTTTTCTTTTAGTTATGAGAAATGGTATAACATTATCATCATCTTGAACTGCTGTTATTGAGATAGTTTTTTTATAATTAGAGTATGTTTTTATAATGTGTGTTATCTTATGTTTCTTTATAAATTTTTCATCAATATTTAATTCCTTATATTTAACAACAGGTATTCTATCTAAATCATTATTTTGTTCATATTCATTGTCTGAAATTTGACCTGTTAATCTTAAGGATAGATTAAACAAATACTTTGACAAAATATCACTATATTTATTTAAAATAACAATAGGGCTTTTGAAGTATTTTTTATTATACACAGCTTCACCATTTGTGTTGTAGTATGTGAATGCCAGATGTGTATTACCACCATACTCACCTTTATATAAAACATCTCTTTCAATATATCTATATGAAAAAGCATATATACTACTTGCATAATCATTTAGCATTGTGTAATCGTTCATTAAAATTGCCTTCATAAAAGCAATTATTTTAATTTCATCATTTGTATAATGATAAATACTTGCATAAGACATATCAATGTGGTCAAGCAAATCAAAGTATTTGTATTTTCTATTAGTTGAATCATCATCTATTTCAAAAAAAATTCTATTCATTAATTTCTGAGTGTTTATTGCTCTAAAATTATGTTTAATATTTAAATAGGAATAAAATAAACATAATGAATCTACACACACTCGGTGAAAATCTTTTTGTAATTTAAAACCCTTCATATACAAAACCTTATCATCCATAGGGTCTCTTGCAACTATATAATTTTTACTTTCAACATCAAGAATCTGACCGGGCAACAAGTTATGCATAAGTTGTGATTTTATTGCCTCAAAAGGTGTGTTTATTTTTCTACTAGCACCAAACATGACTATTCTTTTTTCCTTATTAATCATCATGTCATTATAAACTGACAATATATCCATTGTGTTTTTTGAGTTTAATATACTTTCAGGTATTCTTTTTTTTATTTCCATCATATCCTTTTCTAACGAAACTCTTGAGACTAATTTCCTTTTGTCTTTAAAAAAATTTTCTTTATTATAAATATATTGTATAAGCTCTGCAGGGTTGTTTATTATATAAAATGTCCTCATTTTCACAGGTGTTTTCAAAGCAACAAGAACTGTTCTTTTTTTATCATTTAATTTCCCTATTATTCTTAATTTTTTTATCACATCATAAATGGCACTTGGTGTTGGGTCACACTTTGTTATTGTTTTGATTAACATGTCCTTCAAATCCTTATTTGTGTTGTATTCTTCTTTTATTTTTTCTGAAGATTCCTTATATCCAATCATCATATTCTTATAATATTGTTGTATAGTTATCATTTCAGAAACCAAAATGTTACTAGGTTTAACATAATCATCATAATTTATTTTTTCCTTTATTATCTTGTTTTTAACATAAGTGGATATTCTCATTGTCATATCTGTTCTAGATGTTTTTGAATAAGCTTCAAGAAATGTTTTGTTGTAAAACATACATTTTATCCACATTACCAGATCCTCCACATTTCTTGGTTTAACTAATTTATAACTTATGTTTTTCTCCCAAAATGACCTAATATCATCATAAGGCATTTGTAATGCTTGTCTCAATTTTCTTATTGTTTTATTGTTTACCTCATACATAAATTTAGGAGATTTTAATGTGTATTTATAATCAATATCTTCATCCAATATATCCTCCTTAGATCTCTCCTCCCTTGTTGAATAGTGCAAATAATATAACATGTTTTTTGTATTCTCATCTCCGTATTCATATAATCTGTAATTATTAATATTACCTCTACAATAAAGAGCAAATATTGGGTTTGGGTTAGGTATTCCAAATAATTCTATGGGTGTGTTAAGCAATTCACAATAATTTTTTTCCATATTGTTATACATACCTGGTAAAATGGAATAAGCTTCTGCTATTAAAAAAGTGTGTATTTTTTGGAAAAAATATAAAAATGATAAATTACAACCAACTCTTGCACACTCTTTAACTCTTGACAATGCTGCTTCCATGTCTATCTTAAACCCGGTACATGGTAAAGATAAATTTGCTTCTTTAGATTTTTTAATTTGTGGGTACAACATTACTCCATTAAAAGAAATTTGTGATACAAACTCCATAAAAAAAGGCTGCACACTTGTTTTTCTATCACTGTCATTATAACCATGTAACCTCATAATAATTTTTTGCAATATTCTAAATTTCTCTAGTTCTTCCATTGTTTCATACAGTATAACAAGCATATAATCATCAGAATGCTCCAGATGTTCTATATACAATTTACTTTCTGGATAAATTTCTTTCCATATTCTTATTGTATAATTAGTGCTACATACAGCCTTATAGGAAGAAGAATAATTAAACATACCTTGAAGAAAATTTTGTGTACTACTTATACTTGCTTCCTCCAATACTTTTAAATCATTTAAATATTGGGTGTCATGTTTTTTGCTGCCAACAACTTTATTGTATACATCCATTGGTATCTGTATTTTTTTATTAGACCACGCATTGAAAGTAGATAACAATAATTTATAAGTTTTTGTTGTTATTTTGTTTTTAAACCCCATTGTCATAGCTATAAATGACGCCATTGTTTCTGCAGCAGACCACTTTGTGCAATCACCGTTCACATATGTTATGTTATGTGTATTTGGGTCATAGTTTGTGTATATTTTATCAAGTATTTTCTGCATCCTGATTATTTTTTCATCACCTGGTATTGATATTGCCTCATTGGGTGAATTCATGCATATTTTTTTAAAAAAATTTTCTGTTACTCTTGCTAGTGTTTTTGCACCAATATTTACAACATAAAATTCTCTTTTTGAACCATATTGGGATTTAATGCATATATCTGCATGAACTTGTCTACCTGATTTTATAAAATGATTAGCATATTTTACAGTTGTGTCTAATTCTGGTCTTGTCTCCAATTCTTCCATAATTGTTTCTGTGACTTTTTGTCTTGGTTTATATTTACCATAAAATGTGGATTCACTTATTAACACATATTTTTTAAACATTTCACTATCTACTTCTTCATTGTTGGACTCTTTATATTTAGAAATTCTTTCAATATATTTTTGCTTCTCCCTCTTTGACATATCTGTTCTAACAACTTTTCTATCATTTTCCTTTATTACTGCTTTTGTGCTCAATATTTCACCAATTGACTCATCATTTATTTCATGTATTATTTTTTTAAAAAAAGGTTTTTCCATACCTAAAGTGTGTTGAACTGAATCAATAATAAGCCCACTAGAACACCCTATTTGCGTATCCATCTCCAAAAAATTTCTGATTTCATCTGTTGTGTTTATAATCCCCATTTGGTGGTTTTTATCAAGCTTATCAAACATTTCTTGGAATTTTTTTATTGTTTTTATTGCTTTAATATTTTCATGGAAAATATTTGATGGTTCTTTCAATGTATGTACATAAATAAAGATTTCATCTAATAATTCAGTTACATCTGTTATTAAATGATCATGCCACAAACTAGGTATTTTCAAATCACCACCTATGTAATTAATGTCTCTCATGTTTAAATCCATTTTGAAATCTGTTATATTTATTCCACCACTTTTAGAAGAATCATGTATCAATGGTAACCTTTTTAATAATCTTTTCACAATCCACAACTCAAATACATTTGAATAAGGAGGACCAAATTTTTCCAACAACAACTTATTTATATTAGTGTGTGTTGAAAAAGCGGACATAAAAGCATACCTGTTGTCCATCAACAATTCTGCTATTTTTTGACTTGTTGAATTTGAGATGAGTATTCTTATTGAGAAAATTTTTCTAAGTCTATTCTTTAATGTGTAAATAATTGCCTTAGCTGATGATAATGCACTATTCATTGTACTTGACAATGTCATATAAAAGGAGTCACGCAAATGAGTCAATTTTATTAAACTGAGTTTTCTCCAATTTGTGCAGCATAAATAAGTGTTTTCATCATACTTCACTTTATAAATTTTACCATATAATTCATCATATCTTTCTGGTTTGTTTGTCAACCACACACACATAAACGGCTGACCATCATAATTATTGTCCACATGTGTATTACATACAATTATTGCATAATTTTTTAATCCACCATTTAAAACATAAAATGTATTTGTTTTACCTTTTCTTCTAGTAAAATGCATCAACTCATTTGATAAGTTATGCATGTTTCTTGAAAACCAAAATGCCTGTGATTTTCTCAAATTATCATAATACAATTCATATGATTCCTTCATTTTATTTTTTAGTAACAATGACTCAGGTGAATCTATGTGTTCATATTCATTCTTCAGATAATCATCAATGTTATACTTAACATCACGGCCAACATCCTCAAGCATAATATTCAAAAAATTGTCAACACAATTATCCATTACATAATTTATTGTTTTCTTATCATTTAATTTATCTCTTCTTTTAGACAAGTCATATTTAATACCTGTTTTTTCATATGCAAAATGAGACTTCATTGAATATTTATTCATTGTTACACTAAACCTTTTATTGTCTAAAATCATAACATCTGATTTTTCATCCAATAAATTCCCAACACCTATCAAATAATCCCTAAAAGAAAGATTTTGATTTAATGCCCAAGGTGTTTTTAACAATTCTTCCTCATAAAGATTATATTGATTCAATACTTCCTTTTTATTGTCTTTTGGGAATGTTAGATTATTCTTTGTTAATATGCTTGTACTTATTGTCTTTTTTCTTTTATAAGAATAATAATATTCCAATTTGTTTTTAAGTATTCTGTAATTTCTTAATGTGTTCTCATTTTCATCCTTGCTACAAAACAATTTCATATTCACTTCTTTATCTATACTGTCATTCATGGCATAAAGAATATCAGTAGTTATATCTTTCAAAAAAAAGAATTTATCGTAATTCATGTATTGGTCTTTGTTTGACACCAGAAAAGAATTTATTTTTTTGAAAAAATCTAACAATAAAACTTGTTCGTTTCTTTTATTTGTATCATCATACTGTAAATCTTCATAAAAGGGGCAAACAATATGGATTGTTGGTGCAGGTGTCCTTAAAACAAAATCATCATTCTTTTGTTTTATTTTTTCATTTGCGTATTCAAATTGATTACTGTCTAATCTATTATCTCTATATTTTTTGTTTATGGGGTCATTTTTGTCTTCTAATATTTTTTTGAAAAAAGAACAAGTGTTTTTGAAATTATATTTTTCTTTATTTTTTTCTATGTTTTCTTCAATTACAAAATTTTTATTATAGCTATCAAAATATTCTTCATCAATATCAATATCATTGAACTGACCTATGTTTACATACTTTAATTCATCCTTAAAACACATAAATTTCTCATCATTTTCGTTTACGTTACCATAATCACTATTTTTCCTAAAATAAAAGAATTCTTTGTCAATTTTGGTTGATAATATTTCCTTTTTATCCTCTATCACAGATAATGCAGAAAAATACCATGTTGAGTCAAATTGTTTAACAGCATATCTATCCAGTTTTGTCACCTGATCCAATAAATTACTATTATCTGTCAAAACACTTATCAAAACAAAATCCACATTTAGTTCTTTATGTTCTTTTATCCAGTCACACATTTCTTTATATTTTTCTGTTTTTATTTTTTCAGTTTTTGCAATATCATAAGTTAATGAAACATCACAAATTAACAAATCATTCCCCAACATCAAAACAATATCTGGTGTTTTTCTTGCCCATTTTTCAGGTATATCATCAAACACAAACCTCATCTGCTTTTCCTCTTCCCACTCCTTACCAATCATTTCCAAAACACAATAATGCAAAAAATTATGTCTTGAATAAATAAGTGACTTGTAATAATTGTATAGTGCTTCATTGTTGTCATTTGGAATGTTTTTATCTGACTGCATCAAATCCCTCATTATATTTTTCTTCTGTTTTTTAAAATTTATAATATCCATTTTTTTTTTTTTTTTTTTTTTTTTTTTTTTTTTTTTTTTTTTTTTTTTTTTTTTTTTTTTTTTTTTTTTTTTTTTTTTTTTT